CAGAGAAAGGGCCAACCCGACCTTCAGCCACAGTGCAAGTTTGAGGCTCTCTAGTGTTTGGTCGGTTGACAGAAGCCCTCCCTCCGGAAGGTCTATGACTCTCTTCATCTGGGGGATCCCAATGCTGTGGCCATAGCGGGTGGTGACAGGATGACCAGAGCGAAAAGTGTACAGAAACACCAGAGCAGCCGCTGTTTCTGTTGATGCGCTACCAGCATTCCATGTGTCAGGCAAAATGGGCTTGGAGAGTCGAGCTGCCTGTGACGCTCGAGAGGAAAGAGTCACTGCAAGTACAGAGGAATAGTAGCTGGCTGGAGCAGGCTCCTGGGTAGGTGTGTAGGAAGCAGAGTTGACGATGTGGTCTGCCACTGGACTCATCCGCCCCAAGTCAACGTCAAGACATGCCCCCCAAGGAGGCTCTATTGATTGGTGGGAGTAAGTCCAGCACAGCAGACAAATGACACACATCAGGGCTTCCTGGAAGGAGAACGGGTGATCCACCCCTCCCAGCTCTCCAGCCAAGTTGGTGGATATGGTGACATGACTGGGGAAGTTGAAGCAGCTGTTCCAAAAGGTTCCTCGAGCATCGTCCCGTGTGGAGTACCGGTGGGCATCCACCCCCCCCACCTTGACACGCACCAGCTGCTCAATCTCTGAGAGAGGCACCCTAACCCTAGTTTCTGCCAGCCGGGTGATACTGGTGTAGAAGTCACTTCCCGGAAGACTGACCATCTCCCTTATGGTGAGCATCTTTATGACATCACGCAACGGAGGAGAGGTGTCAATGGGCTTGACCCACTTTGCGACTGCTTTGTCAGATGTCATCGACCCCATGTACGGGGACACAGCTCCTCGGGTGTCAAGCCCCCGGAATGAGTTGGAGGAAAGACCCATCACAACAATGCGACAGGGATGGGAGGGAAGGAGGCCAGCCTTGGGAAGCCAAGTAAGATCTCCCACCGAGAGGGGGTGAGCGGACGACACCCCTTCGAGGTGAGCTCCCTTCATCCAGCTCTTGCGGAGGGTTACAACTGTCCGGTAGATGTCCTTCCTACCAAAGGTCGGATTGCGTGGGTCCACCTTCCATGTTAGGTGGAAGTGGAAGATGACAGACTGAAAGTAGGAGAAGTCTGAGTCCAGAGAGACACTTGCTATGTCCTCCTCTGCCTTGTTGCTTATGTTGATCAGTGTCCGAGAGTTGGAGAATCGGCGAGAGAAAGCATCACGGACTCCAATCAAGGAGCACTTGTAAAGGTCGTGGGCTAGCTTCGGGTAAAAGGGAGACATAGTCCACAGCCAGGAAAACAAGGAGTCCTTGTCCGCGGGAGTGGCCCTATCTAGCATCTCCCGGAATTGGGTGTTTCGTGTGATCCGACGGAGGATGGTGGAAGTTGCATTGGCAACACTCCCAGAAGGCGACATCCCTCCTGTTAGGGGAAGGGAGTAGGGGTCCTGGATCAGGCCGGCAGGCTCCGGGGGAGATTTGAACAACCAGCCAGTCATCAACACCTGTTTATACCTCTCAACATACGGGAGGCTTGAGAGCATATGGAGGTGGACCAAGGAGGAGGAAAGAGGATCGGGATGTCCGCGATACATGATTTCAGGAATCGTGGTGATAGGCATCCCTCCCAGATTGGAGGGGACCGCAAGTAGAAGGCCGAGGAGCTCCTTCTTCCTGTCTCTCGGTTGATCAATGGCAGAATCTAGATGGTAGGAATCGACCAAGTCCTTGATAGCTTTCCCATGAAAGAGTGACCCCTTCATCTCCCGATGGAATGTTATTCCTTCCATTATCTTGGCAAGGTAGTAAGTGGGGTAGGACCAGTCATTTCGCTCCGTTGCACCCGAGGCTCCAGAGGAGATGCTGGACACCATCTCATACAAGCTGGGGGCGTCACTAGTTGTGGAGGGAAACATCCGGGAAACATACTTGAGTGCAGTGGGCAGGTATGCCCCATGTAGGATCATTTCTTTCCCATAGGTCATGAAGCATGTGGAGTATATACACTCCTATGGCTTGACCTCTTGCCCCACAGTTGCCCCCACTCTTGATATCTCTGCCGCCGCACGGTCCACGACATCACGCACGTAGGTCTGGATCATTTCCTCCGTCAGGGTAGGAGGAATGTAGACCTCGATGATGCAGACCTGGTTGTCCCCCTGTCCAATTATCCTGTATGACAGGCCCAACTCCCACAGAGCCATGTGTATGAGGGCAATGGTGCAAGATGTCCAGAGTTTTTGGGTAATCCCCTCAAACCCCCCCCTGTGGTTGTACCAGAGTGACCTCCCCTCCGGAGGGTCGTGACGGTTGTCTTTGGTCACATGGTCAGGAGGATATTCAGGAAGACGAAGTAAACATAGACATTCTTCAAAGAACTCGTGCACAACAGAAAAGACTCCCTCCTTTCCGAACATTTGGTCCATCCTTCTGCCTATAGGGTGGACTGCCTCCTTCCTCCACATTGTGTTCCACTTTGTGAAATCAATGCTCATGACCACTCGGACCCAGGACCCGGGGGTCGGCTTTGTCGAGGTGAGAAAGAGATCCAAGAGCTCTTGGCGGTTCAGAGTCATCGTCTGCTCAGGAAGGCTCTTGAAGACACCCTCTGCAATGTTATGCTCCGTCAGGACAAAGAACAACCTCATCTCCAACACCATCATAGAGAACATCCTTGGGTGTTTCTTCATTTCCCTCTCCTTTGGACACACAGACACAATCTTCCAGGCCCGGGGGATCCGTCGTTCACTTACGACCGAAACTATCTCTCTTAGGTCGATGGTGGGTCGGGTGATGAGCTCCTCCATCACACGGGTTGAGGTTGGCGACCTTGGGGGATCGTAAGGGAGGCGACCTCTCCAGGTAGCATCGAAGTGTTCCCTCTTGTGCGAGATGGACTTGTCCACGACCAGGCTCAAGATGTCTTCTCCCTCATCAAATACCAGATGTTCCTCAAAGATTGCCCACTGCCAGTCGGTTGCAGGATACTGTGTGAATCCGAACGCCAAGGAGGGGTGGCCTTTGTCACAAAGGGCTTGTAACTTTGTGATAGGGAGCTCTCCCCTGTCCACAAACCGGATTTTGGGCCAGCGCCCCGTCTTCCTTAGAAAGCCACGACAGTACAGATGGCAGAAGCTCCACTCCAACTTTTGACAATCTCCCATCCTAAGCTTCAGGTCCTGCTTCCCTAGGTCCCGGACAGAGATGCACCCTTCATAAGGAAACACGTAGGGATGACCCCATAGCTTCAAGAACCCAAAAGCTTCTGCCAGGTCCCTACTGGAATCAAAGGATTGAAGGTACAAATCCAGTTGGTCAACGAGAGTCCCTGTCCCCCCTACCTGAATCTCTTTCTCCTTATACTTAGAAAGCATGGCCGCATGTTGGCCCTTCCCATCTAGGATCTTCTCCTCTCGAGCGATAATTGCAGTCTGGGTTAAGGCCTCTATCCCCTTTATCAAGTCATACCCATCATTCCCCCGTTGGAGCAAGACTTCCCCTCCCCATACTTCAAACTTCTCCAGTTTCGGGATGAGGTGCTTCCTTCTCAGGTCCAGGTGGCAGTACAGGGGGATGATGAAGCGAGAGTACATCATGTCTTTCATCATGAGACACACATCTGTGGTGCACAAGATGTAACTTCCTGAGGATGGGATTAGACTCAGACGCCGGGAGAACCAACCTCCATTCCATCTTGCCCATCCCTTCTGCTTGGACGCAACAATTATCTTGTCAATGACGTTGAGCCAGTAAATGGCATCTAGGAGACGGTTCATTAGTCCCTCCGACTGTCTGATAGATTCCCAATCGATCCGGGCAAAGGAAGGAACCTCAGAACCAGAGGAAGTTATCTCAGACAAGAACCCCTTGATGCTCTCTTCTTGGCCCATCACTACCTGGAGTACAGAGTCCATGTATTCCGTGCCTACCCCCTTTGGGACCCTCATCCTTCCTAAGTATGCTAGGGTTGGGGTGTCAGAGGTTACATGTCGCCTAACCACATCCGGGCCAGGGGCATTGGACTGGTGGGATAGAAGGGTGGCCAACCTCTCCACCTCATTCTTCCCCCCCTTCTTGACCTTTGCATACACCTCCTGAAAGGGTGCGTACGCGGCATCAAGGATTGGGTTGGCAAGGGTGGTCTCGGGTAGGGGGACAAAGGCCATAGTAGCAAGGGTGAGGAGTTGATGGGAGAGGGAGCAAAGGCAGTTGGGAAGCAAATGTGAGGTGGGGTTGAATTTGAGTAAAGTCTCTTGATTTTTCTTAATAAGGGCAAACGAGTGTGTAAGCGGGGGTGATCCCACAAAAGATGGCGGGGGGGACAAGGAGAGGAGGAGAGGGCTGGCTTCGAAGCAAGACTTCCTCCCCAGGGGAGAAGGAAGGCCCCTCAGTTGAACAAGTCAACGGGGCGTTTGGGCTTGGGGCCTTCCTTCTTCTCTTCCGGGGGAGAAGAGGCGGTTCCCAGGGAAGAGGGGTTGGGTTGAAGAGAGATAAGCACCTTCAGCAGGTTATTCGTTTCTGTCGTCTGGGCAGACACCTCCGCAAGTTTGGTCTCCAGGTCTTCCACCTTCCTCTCCAGGGTCCCCACTTGTTCCTCGACTGTCATAACCGACCGGAAAGATCGGACAGATCCCACATCAGAGGCAGGACGCCTCTGAGAGAGTTGAGAATCCCGCATGACTTGACTAAGGGAGGCCACCCCGTCAGACCCGACTGGATAGCTAGGGGCGGTTGTGTGGACACGTGAGCTCACTGACTTCTCAGGTGCCTTTCCCCCCTTCTTCCCTCCCCGTTGGTTCCTTTGGTCTTGCCATTCCTGAAAGGTTCGATGCATG